GATCTCTTCGCCGATGGCAAGATCGTCGATCACCATGCCGGCGCGGAACTCGATACTGCGCGTGCCGGGGGCCGGGGCGTTATCGGGGTCGTACAGGTCGGGCGTGCCGCGCTTGACGTAGGCCGAGAGGCTGGCAGCGATCTTCGCGGCGATGCGCTCGGACTCTTCGTATTCTTTGATGTCTTCGAGTCGCGTGATGACTGAAGCGAACTCGGACACCCCGCGTACCTGCCCGATGTGGTCGAGCGTTGCCAGGTGCAGCGCGCGCTCCCACGGGATGCGACGAGTGACGCCCGTTGTCGGCAGTCCAGCGAATGCGGCGTCCGTGCGCAATACGTGGATGGCGACTGGCTTGCCCCACTGATTGCGCTCGATGCCTTGCAGGATGCGCTTTGCCGGATCGTCCAGATCCATGGGCACAAGGTCCGCCTCGAAGGACTCGAGGCTGAACGGTACGCGGGTGGCGTGATCAAGGTCGGGGCGGGTGCCGGCGATCATCTGCGCGAACACTTCGCCATCGCGCAGCCAGGCGCGGGCCATGGCGCGCTGCAGCCGTGACCACGGCATGCGCTGCGTCACGTCGGGGTAGCGGCACCAGTCGCGGTAGGCCTCGAGCAGCGCCTTAGCGTACTCGGCATGGATGCTGCCATCCAGGCGCCGCGGTTGCGGCTCAATGCCGATCCCCTTGGGGCCGACCACGGCATTTACGAGCACACGGAGCGCGCCGCGCGACAGATCGTGATTGCGCACAAGCTGGCGCGCCTGCGTGCGCACGGCAACCGCGCCGCGCTGCACGATCTCGTTCTGAGACGGGCCGCCCCGATAGAAGCGGCGCATGCGCGATGATTCGGCCGCCTCGTAGTGGGCGAGCACGCTGCGCGCCGCACGGCGCCGGAGGGCGGCCTGCGGCGAGAAGTAGCCGATGAGGCGGTCGAGCGCGTTCATGCGTTCGAGCCGGAGAAGTCGGCCACGGCGTAGTTGAGCCCCGATCCGCCCGCGGCGCGCGATTGCTCGCGCGAGACTTGCGCCTGCAGCAGCGTGATCTGCTTTTGCACGCTGGCAAGTTCGGCCATGCGGTGCGTGCGGTCGCCAGAGCGGGCTTCTTGCGCCTGGAGAATTGCGGCTTCAGCGGCCAGGTAGGCAGCAAGGCGGGTTTCGGCGACAGAGGGCATAAGGCGCGGCGCACGGGAAGCGGGTGATGCGACGAAAGTACGCGCGCGGGTGTTGCAGCGTTATAGGGTGGTGCGACAGTTATTCGTCACCGGGCACGCCGCGCAGCCTGCGTCCGCTGCGCTCGGCCTCTAAGTAGTCGATCAGGCGGTCATAAGTCCAGGCGCCGAGGCGCCGCCTGATGCACGCAGCGGCCTTTCGTGAAGAACTTGCAGTCGATTGGGCTCATTGGCTGACTTCCTCGTGGCGCCGCAGGATGCGGTAGATGGTCGAGCGGCTTTTGCCGTAGCGACGGGCGAGCATCTGCACGTTGCGACCGTTGTACTCGGCACGCACCCGAGCGGCGATATCGCCACGGGTGAGCGTGTCGAGGGTGTAGAGGTGGTACGAGGTGCCGCCGTGGCCGAGCTTGGCCGCGCCCAGGATGAGCGCGTCGGCCAGCGTCTCGGCGACCGGAGGCGGCAGGCGCAGCTCGCGGGTGAGCACATCGGCAAATACATCAGCGAGGGTGGTGATCTGCTGGGCGGGCGCGGTCATAGCAGGTATCTCCGGGCGAAGGCGGAAGATGAGGGTGGGCGGGGGGCGGGCTTGGGGGGGGGCTTCATCTGCCGGCGCGACTCTTTCGTAACAACAAGCGGGTTTTTGTCTCGATCCCCTGCCCATGCGGGCGGGCGCGCCCAATCAAATCGCACGCTCGGGTTGTTTGGCCCGAGGTGATAGGCCAGCGCATTGACGATTACCCACAGATCAAGCGATTCGTTGCGGTCGCGGGTTTTCCGCCACTTGCCGTCTTTCCCGCGCGACTCCGCGTTGAGCTCGTCGAACCACCACTGCTTGAGCCACGACGGGAAATGCATGTACGCCGGGCCTGGCGTTTCGCGCTTCTTGCTGATCGCAACTTGGTCCTTGAAATAGTCGGTCCCGACAGACAGATACGGCGTAATCAGGCGGGACTGCTTGCCGGTCAGCTTTGACTCGACAACAGGCGTTGCCTGCCGCACGCCCGCACCTTTTGTGAGTCGCACGCGATCAAACAACCCCGCCGCTTTAACGCGATGGAACCACGCCTGCGCGTTTGGCGTAACACCAGCCTCGCCGCCCAAATCCACGCCCATCCGGCGAATCATCATTTCGCGCCCGTCGTTGAGTCGATATGTGGCGTTGAGCACTTTGTCGGTGAGCACGTCCCAATCCTCGGGATAGCCCGCCGGGTCAATTCGCACCCCCTCCCCTCGCACGCTCTCAGTGATGTCGTATCGATCAACGATCGCCTGCTCCATGTCCGGCCCGACCGCATGAACTTGGACGACAAAGCGCGCCAACTTGCCGCCCTGCACATCGACCGCGGCCAACAGAAACCGCGCCCAATCCGGCACGACAAAGCGCGGCATGTCCTCGACTCGCTCCTCCAGCCCTTTCTGCACGTCGGCCAATAGCGCACGCGGCAAATACGGCATCCCCTGATCGGTATTGATCGTGGCCTTCAGCGTCAGGTCGGAGCCGGACATAACGAGCTCGCGCAGCCCCTGCAGGTATCGCAAAATGAGCGAGTCCCATTTTTGGTATGCTGCAGCCACCCCGCCGAGCCAATACCCCGCAATGCTGGCGCGCGGCGCCGCCCCGATCACTTCGCCGTCCCGCGTCACACTCTGCCCGTCCGCCACCCACCGTGCAGTCTCAATGCGATTGAGGTGCGGCTTGTGCCGCTGCTCAATCATGCTGCCGCAGTGCGGACACACAACCAGCGCGTAACGGTCGGCCATCGCGGACAGGTCCGATCCACGCACCATGTCCATCAATTCCTCTTCTGGCGGCATGCCGGCAAACAACGACAGTCCTGGCGCAGCCTCGAAATACTCGGAGCAGTCCGGGCATTGCCAATACCAGCGATGCCGGTCGGATCGGTTGTAAATGCCCACGATCCCGGTAACGGGCGGCGCCTCGTGCGGCGTTGCCGGCCGCCAATGCGGGTCTGACAAGTCGCGCCCAGGCGAGGACTCAAACAGCGCCATCCCGCGAGACATAAACGTCTGCGTCCGCTTCAGCCCAAGAACAAAACCAGACCCTTCGCCGTCGATGTCGTCTGGGATACGGTCGTAATCCGTGAAAGCGACGTATTTGTAATCTGTGCCAGACAGCTTGTTCGATGACGGCCACAAGATATTCAGGAACATGCCGCTCTTGAAGAACTTGTCATGCACGTTGTCATCATGCGACGACTTCCCGAGCATCTCCCTTAGCTGCGGGCTGTTCTTGATTGCGCGGTCGATTCTTTGCTTGCTGTACTTTCTTGCGTCATCCTCTGTCATGTGACATATCATCATGTCGCCGGGGTCATATACGACGTTCCTTGCAAACCACCCGTCCAGAAGCCCCATCGTCTTTCCGGTTCGGCTCGGCCCAACAAAACACACTGCCTCATGCCGCCTGCTCGACAAGGCGTTCATCGGCCCGACCATGTACGGTGTCTCTTCCGGCGACCACTGCCCGGAGTACCCGCCAGGCTGGTGAATTCGTAGCACGCTGCGCGCAGACTCAGCGACCGTAAGCTCACACTGCGGACGCACTGCAACCTCAAGAGACCTAGCAAGATCAAGCGCAGACCCGAACATCAATCAACCTCTGCCGGGGCAAGTTCTTTTATGTCGTCGGCGAGCGCAGTCAGTGCTTCTACGATTGCGCGATCAACCTTTTCCGCTGTTCCTGCATCTACGCCGTGCCGACGCTCAAGGGCGTCCGGGATTGCGCGAGCGTTCTGTACAAACGCAGCAAACGCAGCGGCGAAAACACGCTCCACTTCGGCTGCCGGGATCAGCTCACGGTCGCGCACCTGCAGCTCGCGCTTGCGCGTCTCGCCCTCGTACCATGCCTTGCGCTCGGATGGCGGCAGCGTGTC